CTTGGCTTCTTTCTTGTTACCATTTCTCCACATATCTCTTTCAAGATAAGTTGCCATCATATCTGCTTGGTGAATAATAATTGGTATATGTGTTCTTAACATCATATTTGGCATTGATGTTTTTAGATATGCTTCATTTGCTTTTACATACATTCCGTCTGCCAATCTAATACCAAAGAACTCTTCTTTGGAATATTTAATTCCATATTGTTGTAATAAAAAGAAACTTCTATCCGTAACATCCATATGTTCGATATCTGGATTTACATTATAAATCTTACCTTGGTTTTTTATATGCCACTCAGATTCGTTTGGTGTATAGAATTCGTTTCCTAATTCATCTCCACATTTACCTAAGTCGTGGTGCATAGCTGCAAAAACTAATTCTTCATTTGTGAACTCAAGTGTTGCTCCCGCATCCTGCCATACCTTTTTGATTTGTTGTGAAAATCTAATCACGTGTAATATATGTTCTACATATCCACCAACTTTTGAATTGTGATAATGTTCTACTGAACTCGCTGGTGCTACAACCATTCTATCCTCTAAGTCATCATACATCTTGTTTAGTTTTTCTAACCTATCTCCACTAAATGTATCATTGATAATTTTTCTTAATGTTTTGTAGTTATCTGTTATTTGTTGTTCTGTTAATGTCATCTTCCAATATCTCCTAAATATTTTTGTTTTGTGTCTTCCCAACTCATACCAATGATATCAGAATAAAATAATGATTCTGGTTTGAGTCTATTTTCATTGTGTAATTTTTCATATCGTCTTATTGCTTTTGGTTTCCACCAATTAATAATTCTGTCATAATCTAATTCATACTTTTCTTTCATTATCAATTCATCTTCTTTGATTTCGTTTCGTAAGAAAGACTTTCCGTTCTCATAGATATCACCATAGTAAACACCTCGTTTAAATCCGTGTTCATACTTTGTTCTTTTGATTTCTAACTCTTGATAAATCATTTGGATAATTTTTTGTTTGATACCTGTTTGCGGTTGTCCATTTGGACGAAGTTCCACAAGTTTCTCATACTTTTCTGCTTTGTTATCTTTCAACCATTGGTGCCAAACATTATAAGCACTATCATCTGGCTTGATACTAATCTTACCTTTTGTTTCTCCTAATGTTTTCCAATGTGGTATTCCGTTATATTGTGAATGAATACCATAGAGTGCAGTTGTGGTTGTTCCGACTAATGTTTGGTCATACAATTCTTTCCACTTATCTCTAATTGTTGAACAAGTAACCAATGCCGATACCAACTTACCACCCAAGAAATTAAAACCTAATGGTTGTGTTGCGATAATTGAAGTTCCGATAGCAGTATGATTTAGTTTCCCGTCTTGGAATTTATTTTCTTTTGTCCAACCGATAAAGTTATCTCTTGGACCCATACTGGTAACATCACTACCCATACAAATAACACCTAAGTATTTATTCGTAATACTATCTTTTACAAAGAACTTTACATTACGACCTGGATTTGCGACAAACTCCATAGAAGAAATACCTTGTCTAACCAATGTCCACTTAGCGTTGTCTTGTGTGTATTCTACGATTGGTTGTAAATCATTTATCTCTTGTATGGTTTGTTCTAAATTATTGATATCAGTTGGTTTCCACAACTGACTTGATATAACATCTAATGATGTAATCTGTGACATTAATTTTTCGTCCTTGTTGAACTCTTGCCACTTTTTATAAAGTGTTTGTTCTTGAACCGACATTGATTTTAGAAAGTCCATATTGTCTATGAACTTTTGTTTCTCTGCTTCATAGTTAAACTCAGCTTCACCGAAAAAGTTTTCAAAACTCATTTATATAACCCTTTTATTTTAATTTTTATATAACCCTAATATACAACATTTTTGTTCCGTTGTCAAGAACTTTTTTTAATTTGATATAAATTTTATATCCTCATTTAAATTTGCTTTCTTGATTTTAGCATCTGTAAACTTATATGGTTTAACTCCTGGACTTTCCAAGATATCAATACGATTTACAAATCGTTTGTTCATTGTATCTTTGACTTGGTATACTCCGTTCTTTCCGTCTGTTCCGGTTAAAATAATAAAATCACCATAATCTAACCAACCACCCCAACGTTTCAATAAATTACGACTAACCGCAACATACTTGTATTCTGATGCTTTGTGTATTGTGATTTTAGTTCCGTCTGCTAATATGTTTGGTGTTCTGTCGGTTTGACCTCTTACTGGGTGATACATTGTAACCACAACATCGAGTCCGTCCAATCGAACTCCGTTTGTTAATTCATCAATCTTTAATTGCATTCTGACTCTATCATCTTCCAATGAATCAATCATTTGCATATAGTATTCACGATACCCTTTGAATAGATTATCCCAAACCAATCCATTAAGTAATGTAAATAGTGTTATAAATATTAAAAAATATCTTTTCATAGTTTCCGTCCTTTTATAGTAATAACTATTTAGTTCCTATCTTTTTCTGTATAAAGTCTACCATTTGTTCTGCAACATTTATCTTAGTATACTTTTCCATACCTTTAAATCCTGGCGCAGAATTAACTTCACATATTACATAACTTCCACCATTAAATAATAAGTCAACACCTGCTATATCTAAATCTAATAATCTTGCACACTCACCACCAATCCACTCAATGTCATCATCAATCTGATAAGGGATTGCTTCTCCACCTCGTGTGATGTTTGCTCTAAAATCTCCATCAATGGATTGTCGCATCATACAACCAACGACTTTTCCATTAACCACTAATACTCTCAAGTCTTTTCCTAATGAATCTTCAATACACTCTTGAATAATAATGTTGTATCTGGCATTAGATAGTTCTGCCATTTTCATAATTTGTCTAAATTGTTTTCTATCCTCAACCATAAAAACTCCACTACCATATGAACCACTTAAAGTTTTTACTATCATTGGATACTTGATATTGTCCTCTACTAACTTTACATTAATAGGATGCTTTACCAACATAGTTTTCGGTACTGGTAAATTTGATTGTCCTAATATTTGTTGTGAATATAATTTGTCTTTAACATTATCAATAGCATCACTTCCGTTAATCATTGTAACACCTAATCTTTCTAAGTGTCTGATGATTGCTTTGATAAAGTAAGTTGTTCCACTTCCGGTTCTCGGTAATACAAAGTCTGGTAATTTTCTTGGAACTCCGTCAACGATAATAGATTTTCTATCATCTCTATCAACAAAGATATCTACATCTTGTGGATTAACCACACGAACTTTAATATCTTGTTTTTCAAACTCTTCAACGAGTCTGTCTACTTCGTGATTTTCTCCCAATTGTTTTTTATGTATTATCCAACCATTCATTTTATAAATCCTTCAATTGCTAATTCTTTGTGTTTTGCTTCTACCATAATATCCACATCATTACCATAAGTGTTTGGTAATTGTTTGATAAGGTCTGAGTGTGCTTGTGGTTTAATTGACTCATCTAATTGTTCTTCAGAACGAGATTCTGAATAATGAACTACTGGTTTGATATCACCCCAAGTTGATAACGCCATTTCTAATGCTTCTTGTTCTGTTTGTTCTCCGGTGTTGAACTTGTAATGATGATAATCAAACACAATTGGTATTCCGATTCGTTTGTGAATACCTTCGTATAAATCTTTTACTGAATACATAGATGCTTTGTCGTCGTTCTCGACGGTAAGTCTTGTCTGAACTGACTCTGGTAGTCGTTCAAAGTTTTTACAAAATCTATCCATAGCAGATTGTTTATCTCCATACACTCCATTACAATGTATATTGAGTTTATTGTATGGTGTTCTTGACAAACCCATAAAGTCAAATATGTCTGCGTGAATAGTTAAATCTGTGATTGTGTTTTGAACAACATTTTCGTTTGGTGATACCAATACATTGAACGGACCTGGGTGAGATGTAATTCTATGACCATACTTTGTTGCTAAGTTTCCACAATCTCGTAGTATGTTTGTAATCTCTTCTATGTTTGGAAATTTACCCCAATCTTCATAATACTCAGATGCCCAAGGAAATATATCTGATGACATACGAAAGAACTTAATATTGTTTTGTTCATTCCAATCAATAATTTTACTTAGGTCAACAACA